AACCAACAGCAACAGACCGATAATGATTTCCATCGGACATGGAATATGCCCCAACCGCTACAGATTGATCTCCAGTGCAATCATTCATTGCAAGATAACCAACAGCCGTTTGATAATCTTTGCTGCTACCATTATAATTACCAGCTTGAGATCCTAAGTAAGTGCTGCCTGTTAACAGATCACCACCGCCTGATTGATAACCAACGGCAGTAGAATCACTATCCGTTGTGTTATGTTGCATTGCATAACCGCCTATAGCTACATTATTAGACCCTGTAGAAATAGCGAGTCCTGCACTGCGGCCTATACCAATGTTCTGATCGCCACCGTCTAAGTTATTTACAGCAGAATAACCAATAGCAATATTGTTTGAAGCAGAAGTATTAGCATCTAAAGCCTGGACACCTACTGCTACGTTCTGAGTTCC